TTGGCAATGTAGCCCAACCCTCTGGTTGATTAAATAGACACGCTCAGTAGTAGTGTCATATCAATCCCCAATTCAAATCCCGGCAACTACTCCGGGTTGAGGCGTCTCCTCTTAAACAGGGAGACGCAGCATGCCACTCACAGCCGTGGAACTTCTGAGGTCCTCGCAAACGCATCACGCGGGGACCAAAGAGAGTATCCACCTCCGTAAGAGATACGGCACACTTTTGTGCACGTCTTTCGACGTTCGGCGAACGGGGTAGAGGATAATGCCCCTGTTAAAGCACCCCGCATCAAGGCTAGATCATAGCCAGGCACGTGCGAAATAGCAACATCAGATTTCGCACTCTTCCTAATTTCCAACCACGACCAACAGAATAAAGACCTGTTGAACCGTGAGAAAGGAGAAGTCAGAAAGACATCGAGGGGAACCTCTAAAGCAGTGTCTACATTGCCCTTGTAAGGACGTGTAAACATAAGCTCTGGAGGTATGAGGGTTATGAGAAACTCACAAGCCTCACTAAAGAAACCTTGCCAGGCTTCTTTCGACCGCACGATGTTGCAAAACTTGAAAATGTTCTCGACAGAGTCGAACTCATAATCAAGCGTGATGGGACGTACGTCCTTGCCTTCAAACCAGTCTGCTCCACAAGATTCACGAAAAGGACCGGAAAGAAAGGTCTTCTCCGTGTTACTCTTAAAGCCGCAAATCCTCAGCAGATCGAGGACGCGACGAGCAACAGAACTCCTAACAATTATGTCATCGCCATAGACCGAATAATCGGCCGGGCGATTCAATTCTTGATAGGCTACGTTGCAGAGAGACGCAAAAATAAGCGTCTCAAGTGGAAAGCAGAAACCGTTTCCCATCGTAACAAACTTGTGATAAGGTTTAACCTTGCCATCAAGCAGATACGACTTAGACCGGATCGAATTCATAAAATCGAACCAGTCGGGGGGCAGTAGGTTACGACAAAGACCGATCGAAATGCTATCACTAGCACTAGAAAGATCAATCGTAACATACGGATCTACCTCGTCTCTAAGGCTCCCAAAAAGAGCAAGCCCTTGATTTAGAGTTTGATCACTCAAGTCGAGACCGACACGCTTAAGGCGTTTCCGCATTACCATGTCAAGTCCCTTCTGAAGATACCCATTAAGAAGCGGTTCGACAGCGATAGTCCTTTCGGTCTTCACTGTCTTGGGCACAAACGTTATGTTATTGTGTTCTACGAAACGCGTCTTCATGGCGAACTTTTTATTAAAAAGCTCATCATCAGAAGAATAGAACTGATGTCCGGGTTCTCTTAAGAGATATTCCCGGAAATGGTCATCAGTCCTACATGCTGCTCGCGCATAGTAGAAAGCGCCAGGTGACACGGACCATTTAGACGCAAGAAACTTTCGCGCCATATTGGTAGCACTACCGTGGACACCGATAGAGGCACCAGGACCAAAACTGCTGTCGGCCCATACGTCTGCAAGTGATAAATCACCAAGGACGTATGAAATCCATGAGCGAGCTCTATTCAGAGCTCCCTCATCCGGACTCCTCAAAATATCGAAGAGACGAAACTTCCTGTTGACAAGTTCGCATTTGCGTTCTGATCTTAAGAAAGTTTCTAAAGCCTTTTTCCGTGGGTCAAATGTTACCTGATCCTTAGAAAAAGGGTATTTCCGGATTACAGCAGATAACTGATTACAGTTCTGATGCTCAGAACTCGTCGAATACACTGTCGACGAAGCGTAATCAGCAAGTGTAACTAGCTGGTCATAACACGTGGACGTCTGATTAAGGACGTCTAGCATCTGATCAGTAATAGAACACTTGGTGGTCCTCAACAAAATCTCCAGAAACCGTCGGTAATTAACCGGCGCTAACTTCCGGAGCGTTTGGTTGTGGTGCCGGAGCAACAACAGCCTTGGGAGTGTCTTCACGAACGCTTCCTTTCGGTTGAACAGATAGCGAAATGCTACCTGCAGGAACGACAAGCAAAGCGATAATTGCTATCGCCAAGATCAAAGCGACTGCTAGAGGCTCCTTCCACATACAAGCCCTTTCTTTCGACTAAACGCCGAATGTTGGAGTTAATACGTGATAAGGAGATTCTTCGCGATCGTCTTGAAATTCGCGTGCGCAACCGCCGCAGCGAAGTCGTTCACCATGGCGTCGACATCAGCTCCGGTGAAACCCACGGGCATGCTCATTGACAAGTCGATAATCCCTTCGTGAGTTGGGGTTAACGCTCCTGTCAAAGTGAGGGTCCGTACCAGTTTTACCTGGGTGCGGCCTACGCCGCTGAAGGTGGACGTTGGTTTTGGTGCAGTCCTCGCAACCCGAAGTTGATCTTTCAGGGAGAGAGTCTGAGCCGGGCCAGCGTACTGAACCGCATTCGCGGTTTGTCCATCAGCGGTAAAGGCCTTTGAGTTGAAAGTCCATGTCATTGGGAAAATCCCTATGAAAAAGCAGTTGAGATACGGAAGAGCACTATCCGCTAACCAAAACGGATACTTCCGAGCCGCTGAAGTAAAAGAGCGGCCGCGTCAGCGCAGCGTGTGTATTGATCAAAGCGAAAATCGCTATTAATAACAATACCAAACGCATTGGTGCCCTTTGGTTCTCTCCAGCGTGAAATCCGAGTCTTTTTCAAGATATCGGACGCCCCGCCGGAGACAGTGTAAGCACCATTTGGAGAATATGTTAAGGTCGGCTGCCAGACGTCATAAAACTCGTCTTGCGTCACTAAACATCCACCCAAAGGTACTACACTAGCTCTCGGCATATTAGCGTAGATAACATCACCTACGTTAGTAAACCAGTCGACAACAAACGAGTAGCGGGTTAGCTCCCACCACACCGATAAAACATTCTGGAGTGTAAACCCCAGCTGTTGTAGCGGATGAGCACGGTAGCTATCCAAAAACGTCGCTCGACACGTAATGTGATTTCGCGAAGTCAATTGATAGTTTATACGCACTGAGTTTGCGCCATTGACCAAGAAAGACGTTGTAAACGAGGTAGCATCCAACGATCCAGAGGCTCGCGCCTTATGGATAATAGGTTTCTTCTCGTAGCCTCTCTCAAGAGCCTTCATTGCCGCTCTACAATCGCTAATGATGGGCATAATCCCATACCTGAAGCGAAGGTACTCCGACGACACGAACCGGATTAAATCCCGGCTATTGGCAGCCACCTTTTTATACCCACGTTTACGACGACCGTTTGCACGGAAGTTGTCAACGAATTTACGGGCATTTTCAAGAGGGCTTCCGACCATGCCCCACGCCTTATCGAGCTCGGCTAATGTTTCAATGAAATTAGCTTGGCCCTTTTGGCGGTTGGCAAGGCATCTCGTGTAGATTTCGACGGCGAGGTTGTTCTTATCAGTAGCAGAAACCGGCAGCAATCCCGAAGGGATCGCCGACGGCGCAAGCCACTGAGAGAACCACGCGCCCCAGTCGTGAGTCCAACTCTTTATGTTGGGACTGGTGCACGCATTGGCGACGGAAGTAAAGGTGACATCTGAAGTGCCGATAACTTCGGCAGTAAATTTGTCATTGGAGTAATAGTTGAATGTAAAACTTTTACCCCGCCTCTTCCACCATCCAGGCGTATTCTCATCCAAGGTAATCTCTTTGCTACCCAAATAGCCGACCGAAAGGTAAGTACCGACCGAAGAAACTGTTCGATTAGAACAGCTGATCGGGTAGTACTGCTCGTAGACGACACTTTGAATTGCTTGAGATCCTCGGGTTCGATAACGCATGGAAGCATCGCTCCTCAAAACGGCATGAATAAACTTGAGGGTGCAAAGCCCCAAGCTGCCCACGGAGTGGGCATAAGAACATCCCGATTCAAACTTAACTGAGGAAACTGCAAAAGAATGCAGCCTCTGGGGCAGAAACGTAGCCCTGGACATACAGCTCGTAACCGACAAGAAACTTAAAACAGTCCGAATGCGAAAAACCAAGGATGTGTTTCACGCGGCGATAAGCCGCGTTACTATTATCCGAAGTTCTGGCAGCCGAATTGAGTAAGCTCTCATCGATCACGACGAACCAACCAGACGAATGGACTCGAAAGCAAAAGCGATCGATCCGCGGCAAAGTGTGGCTCATGCTGTACTCCTCAG